CCCGGATTACGGCACGCTGCCGGGCGCGGTGCAGGACATCTTCGACATCACCGGCGCGGTGGTCGTTGTGGTGCGCGTGGCGCCAGGCGCAAGCGACACCGAATCCATGGCCAATATCATCGGCGGGGTGGACGGCAACGGCAATTATACCGGCGCGCATGGCTTCCTGGCCGCCAACTCCCTGCTCGGGGTTAAGCCGCGCATCCTCATTGCCCCGGGCTATACCCACCAGCGCAGCGCCAAGGGCATCGCCTCCCTGATCATCGCCAATCCGGGGGCTGGCTACACTGACGGCACCTACACCCTGACCGCGGCAGGCGGGGAGGGCAGCGGCGCCGCGGCCACGGCGGTCATCTCCGGCGGTAAGGTGATCTCGGTCTCCCTCACCGGCAATGGCGATGGCTATGTCATCGCCCCCAGCTTCGAACTGCCCGCCGCCGCCGGGGCGGGCACCACAGCCGCCAGCTTCACCGCCGGCATCGGCGCCGTCGGCAATGCCGTGGTGGCGGGGCTGAGCCCCATCGCCGAGCGGCTGCGCGCCATCATCATCCAGGACGGCCCCAACAGCAGCGACAGCGCTGCCGTCCAGATGGCCGGGGATTTTGGCAGTAAGCGCATTTACCTCGTGGATCCGTGGGTGACGGTGCTGGACAGCCTCTCCGCGGCCAACGTCACCCGCCCGGCCAGCCCGAGCATCGCCGGGCTGATCGCCTGGGTGGATAATAATCTCGGCTTCTGGTGGTCGCCCTCGAACCAGGTGCTGGGCAATGTCCTGGCGCTGGGGCGGCCGATTGATTTTACCCTGGGCGATAGCAGCTCCGGGGCCAATCTGATGAACGCGGCCAATGTCGCCACCATCATCCGCCAGAACGGCTTCCGGCTGTGGGGCAACCGCACGCTGTCGAGCGATCCCAAATGGACCTTCCTCTCGGTGACGCGCACCGCCGACATCATCAATGACAGCCTGCTGGCCGCACATCTCTGGGCGGTGGATCGCGGCATCACCAAGGGGTATGTCGATAGCGTGCTGGAAGGGGTGAATAATTATCTGCGCTCGCTGGTCTCGCTGGGCGCGATCCTTGGCGGCAAATGCTGGATCGACAGGGATTTGAACGCGGATGCGAGCATCGCCGGCGGCAAGATCTTCTTCGACTTCGATTTTACCCCGCCCTTCCCGGCCGAGGACATCACCTTCCGCAGCCATCTGGTTGATGATTACGTCGCCACGATTTTTTAAGCCCCGATCATATCCAATAATACCGGAGAACGCCCGCCATGGCCGCCCGTGATGTAAGCAAGAATATCAACCTGTTTGTGGATGGCCGCGGCTATGCCGGGCAGGTTGAGGAAGTGAACCCGCCGAAGCTGACGCAGAAGACCGAGGAGTTCCGCGGCGGCGGCATGAACGCGCCGGTCGAGATCACGCTGGGGATGGAGAAGCTCGAGGCGGATTTTACCCTGGTGTCTTATGACCGTGATGTGCTGGCGCTGTTCGGCGTCACCCAGGGCAGCACCGCGCCCTTCATCGTGCGCGAGGCGCTGGAATCCTATGACGGCACCATCACCGCCGTGGTGCACACCATGCGCGGCAAGATCAAGGAGATCGACCCCGGCGCGCGCAAGCCGGGCGATGTGCCCAAGCTCAAGGTCTCGCTGGCGCTGAGCTATTACAAGCTGCAGCACGGTGACACCGTGGTGCATGAGATCGATGTCGAGAACATGATCCAGGTGATTAATGGCAGTGATGCCCTCGCCGCCGTGCGCGGCGCGCTCGGCATGTAGGCGGCTGCAATCTTTTGCAGCTTCCAGCTGCTTCTTTCTTACTGTCTCCTTCGCCGCCCTTGTTTCTATCCCGTTCTTCTCTCGTTCTTTTATCGTTCCTTCATTGTTTCGTTCTCGATCTTTCCTCATCAATCGCATTCGACAGGTAAGCCATGACCGATAAATCAAAACCCAAGCCCAGCCCTAAAGATTTTGTCAGCTATGGCGACGGCCATGCCGATGTGGCGCTGTCGCGCGGGCTTGATCTCGCCGGCGCCAAGGTGATGGCGTTGCGCATGCGCGAGCCCACCGTCGCCGACCAGCTGGTGCTGGACAAGATGAAGGGCAGTGACGCGGAGAACGAGATCGCGCTGCTGGCCAATCTCTGCACCCTGGCCCCGGATGATATCAAGCAGCTGCCCTTGCGTGATTACCGAAGGGTGCAGGCGGCGTTTCTGGGTTTTCAGGACTGAGCGCGGAGATGGTGCGGCGGGGGACGCTGGCGCTCGCGTCCCATAGCGGCGGCTGGGCCAAAGAGGCGATCATGCGCATGCCGGTCTCGGAATTCCTGTGGTGGCTGGACGGGCTGCCCCGGCAAGGCAGCTGAGCCATGGCCTCGGAGCGGCAATATAAGGCCAAGGTGACCATTGGCGGGGTCATCTCCGGCAGTTTTAAGGCCATGCTCGGCTCGGCCAATGACGGGCTGGCCCGCATCGGCGCGGCCGTGAAGGGGCTGGATCAGGAGTACAGACAGCTCGGCAGCGCGGTCAAAAGCTTTACCGCCGCCGGGCTCGATGTCTCGCACATGACCGCGGAGTACGCGCAGCTCGGTAAGCAGGTGGAAACCCTCAAAGCCGCCCAGGGGCAGCTGCTGCGGGTGGAGAAGGCCCGCGCCGCCAATCAGGAGCGGATCCAGGCGCTGTGGGGCAGGGTGCCCGGCGGGGCCATGCTCGGCGCCGCCGCTGGCGCGTTCGGCCTGGGGGCGGCGATCACCTCGTTCGAGAATTTGGATGACGCCACCACCAATCTGCGCGTGGCGCTGATGGATCGGGGCGGCGGCGTACCGGCGCAGTTCGGGCGGATCCGCCAGGAGGCGATCCAGCTGGGCAATGTGCTGCCCGGCACCACGGCGGATTTTATCAATGTGGCGGTGGCGCTGAAGGAGCAGGGCACCAGCGTGCAGGCGATTGCGGGCGGTGCGCTGCAGGCCGCCTCCTATCTCGGCGTGGTGCTGAAGGTGCCGGTGGAGCAGGCGGCGGAGATGACCGCCAAGCTGCGCGAGGCGTTCCAGCTCTCGGAAGGCGAGCTGGGCAAGATGGCCGATCTCTCGCAGCGGGCCAAATACGCTTATGGCCTGACCCCGGATGATCTGCTGCTGGGGGCCAAGTATTACGGCGGCAAGCTCGGCAGTCTGGGGCTGACCGGGGCGGGTAATGTGCGGCGGATCTACGCGCTGCAGGGCATCGCTGCCCAGAACGGCATGGATGGCAGCACGTTCGGGACCAATTTTGGCCAGATGCTGTCGCGCACGGCGCTGCTGCAGGACAAGCTGCACAAGCAGAGCAAGGAGATGAAGGCGGTCAACGCCACCCTGGCGCATTACCGCATCCAGCTGCAATTCTTCGACAAGCAGGGCAAATTTGGCGGTATCGAGAATTTGGTGACGCAGCTGCAGAAGCTGAACGTGCTGACCCAGCAGCAGCGCCTGACGGTGCTGCAACGGCTGTTCGGTGAGGAGGGCATGCGCCCGGCCGAGCTGATCGGGCGTAAAGGGCAGGCGGGGTTTGCCGCCGCGCTGGCGGCGGCGGATCAGCAGGCCTCGCTGCAGCAGCGCATTGACGTGGCCATGGGCAGCTTCCGCAATAAGCTGGAAGCGCTGCAGGGCACGGTCGAGAATTTTACCGCCGATGCGGTCACGCCGCTGGCGCAGGCGATGATCCCGCTGATGGACCGCGCCAATGCTTTTATCGGCGGCACGCTGCAGAATTGGGTCGATGGCCACCAGCGCCTGCTGCGGGCCATGGAGCTGGGCACCGCCGGGCTGCTCGGTTTTAAGGCCGCCACATTGGTGACCCGCATCGCCGGGCGCTTGCTCTGGGGCGAGTTGCTGACCCTGGCGGCGATCCCCGCCCGGTTGAATGCGGGGTTTACCCTGGCCACGCGCGGCCTCAAGACCATGCGGCTGGCGATGCTCTCCTTTGATGCCGTGGCCCTGCTTAACCCGGTGACCTGGGCGGTGGTGGGCGCGGCCGTGGCCATTGGAGGGGCGGCGCTGCTGATCCGCCGGCATTGGAGCGAGGTGAAGGCCTTCCTTGGCGGGGTTGGGGCTGGGATTGGCGAAGCGCTGCGCCCGGCGGCGGCGGTGTTCGCGCCGCTGGCTTCGGGGATGCGCGGGCTTGGGGTTTATGCCCAGGAGGCTGGGCAATGGTTCGGCCGCCTGGTGCAGCCCGTCCAAGTTACCGGCGCCGGGCTGCAGAATGCCGCGGCCGCGGGCAGACTGTTCGGGCTGTGGCTGGGCAATAGCGCCAATGTCGCGCTGCAGGGGATGATGGGCCTGGCCAATTGCATCGCCTGGATCATTGAGCATATCGGCGAGGTCGGACGGGAGATGGCGAAGCTGCCATCCCCCGCCCATGCCTGGCAGGGCATTAGCGGCTGGTGGCATGAGCGCTTCGGCGATGGTGCTGGCGGTGGCGCTGCTGGCAACGCGGGAACCGCAGCAGGATTGCCGGCCCTGGTGCCGGGTAACGCCCCGGCTGCCGTCACGGTGACCAACCACAACCAGATCACAATCCACCAGCAGCCGGGCCAGGATGCCCGCGCGCTGGCCGAGCAGATCCACCGGCATCTGACCGAGCGGGCCGGAATGGTCCGGCGCGGGCTGCTTTATGACCCGGCGGGGGCCTGATTATGAGCGTGCTTTACGACGCGGTCTCCTTTGCCTCCGGCTTCATGCCGCAGATGAAGCTCGGCACCTATCTGTTCAGCCTCAACACCGCCGCCTTCCAGGAGCTCAACCGCAAGACCGAGTACCGCTGGGTGGCGGTGGAGCGGCATGGCCAGGACGACGCGCTGCAATATACCGGCCCGGGCGAGGATAGCGTCGAGCTGCCGGGGGTGATCTACCCCTCCTATCGCGGTGGCGGCGGCCAGCTGACCCAGCTGCGCGCGCTGGCGGCGCAGGCGCAGCCGCAATCCCTGATCGACGGCATGGGCAATGTCTATGGCCGCTGGGTGATCACCGGGGTGGATGAGAAGCAGAGCCTGTTCGCCGCCTTCGGCCAGCCGCGCAAGCAGGAATTCACCATCCGGCTGCGCCGCTTTGATGGCGGGCCGAGCAATCTGCTGGCGGCGCTGGTCTCCAAGTTGGGCGGCGGCAAGCTGGTCACGGGCGCGCAGAAGCTGCTGAGCCAGGCGCAATCCGGCGTCACCGGCCTGACCGGCGTGAGCAATTTGCTGTGACAGCCGCAGCCACACGGATGACAACCACATACACCAGTGTGGCGGGGGACACGGCCGATCTGATCGCCTGGCGCTATTATGGCGCGCTCGATGGCCGTCAGGCCGAGCAGCTGCTGGCGGCCAATCCCGGCCTGGCTGAGCTGGGCGCGGTGCTGCCGGCGGGCGTGGTGATCCTGCTGCCGGATCTCTCATCCACCGCCACCACGCAAGGGGTGCGGCTATGGAACTGACCGGATTGAGCCCGGCGGGGATCGCCCCAGCCTTCCATCTGATCGCCAATGGCGATGACATCACCAGCGCCATCGCCGCCCGCTTCAGCAGTCTGCGCCTCACCGATGGCACGGATGACCAGTCCGACACGCTGGAGCTGGTGCTGGCCGATACCGATCCGGCCAAGCCGCTGCGCAAGCCGCCGGTGGGGGCCGAGCTGCAGCTCTTCCTCGGCTATGATGATGTGGCGACCTATATGGGGCTGTACGTGTGTGCGACGAGATCCGCCTCGGCGGCTGGCCCGGCACGATGACGCTGGTCGGCCGTGCTGCCATCTGGGCTGGCACCCCCAGGGGCAAGACCGACTTCCAGACGCAATTCATCCAAAGCTGGAAA